TGTTCGTTCTGAAATTGGTAACGTAGATTATATTCTTCATCTTGCTGCTGGTTCTCACGTTGATCGTAGTATTGAATATCCAATGGAGTTTGTTCTGGATAATGTTGTAGCAACCTGCAATATTCTTGAGTTTGCAAGACTACAAAAAAATAATCTGGAACGATTCATTTATTTCAGCACTGATGAAGTCTTTGGTCCTGCACCAGATGGAATTAAATATCAAGAAAATGATAGGTATAATTCTACTAATCCTTATAGTGCTACAAAAGCAGGTGGTGAGGAACTTGCAGTTGCCTATGAGAACACCTATGGTCTTCCGATTTACATTACTCATACGATGAATGTGTTTGGAGAGCGGCAACATCCAGAGAAGTACATTCCAATGTGTATCAAAAAAATTCGTGATGGAGAAACTGTAACAATTCATAGTGATAAGACCTGTACAATTCCTGGTTCACGTCACTACATTCATGCAGAAGATGTTGCAGATGCCATCCTGTTCCTTCTAAATTATCAAGGAACATTTGAACCAACTTGGGGTGGTGCAAAATGTCCTAAGTTTAATATTGTTGGTGCAGAAGAACTGAATAACCTTGAACTTGCCCAGATTATAGCAGAAGCACAAGATAAAGAACTTAAATATGAATTAGTTGACTTCCACTCTTCACGTCCTGGACACGATTTGCGTTATGCTCTGGATGGTGATAAAATGAAACAACTGGGATGGGTGTCCGCAAAATCTGTACGGGAACGCATCGCAGAAGTAACAAAATGGACTCTTATTAACAAACGCTGGATTACTCTATGACTATTCGCAATTTTGTAGATAAAAATGGAAACTCTTGGGAGTGGGAAGAGACTGCAGAAACTGTAAAAGCAGTTCAAGAACTTGCAAAGTTTGCAGGAAATTACAACGGACCTCTTTATGCACCGCATTCAAGATCAAAAAATGAACAAAACTGAACGTCCTTGGGGATGGTTTGATAACCTTGAAGAAGGAGAAAATAATCCTTATAAGGTAAAAACCATCTATGTTAAACCAAATCATCAGTTTTCACTTCAACGTCACGAACAACGTCAAGAATTTTGGGTTGTGGTTGAGGGAGATGGAATTGTAACAACCTCAACATATAATTGTAATGTTAATCGTGGAAGTTATATTCATATTCGTGAAAACGAAATACATAGAATGAGTGCTGGTGAATTTGGTATTAAATTTATTGAAGTTCAGATTGGTTCTATGTGTGATGAAGATGACATTGTAAGACTTGAGGATGATTATGGAAGAAAATGAACTAATTGATGATGCTTTCTACGTCAAACAACAGCGTTGGGGAACTTGGGATTCTTATGACAAAGAAAATAAAGCAATTGTCACATCTCTCACTAAAGAGCAATGTATATCAGCGACCCGTTATGTCCTTAAAGGACGGCAGGAAGGTTTCCCTGAATCCCAAACTTATGAAGGACAGGTAGGTGGAAAACTCTAATTATCCATATCACGTCTTAGATCCAACCACTCCTTGGTATGAGTGGTTGTGTTACTGTGAAATTTGTCATCAATTGAATGTTCCCAATCAACCAAAGTGGCAAAGATATGCTGCTTATCGTAATTATCTAAAAGAAGTCGGAATATTATGATCAGACGTCTAAGAATATGGTTGTGGCACATAGTTTCTGAACTAGAGCAACGCCTGTATCCTTTTGAAAAAGAGGATATGGGCGATTACTACTATACTGTAAAAAATGAGGAGACAGGTGAAAACTATATGATTATTGAATGGATTAAATCATTTGATGAACGTATTATAAGACTTCAAGATGAAATGCTTTATGTGCAAAGTGAATTGAGGGGAATTAAACATGATCAAGAGAATAATTAATTGGTTCTTCTCTCCATCAGTAGAACCAATTGTAGAAGACATTGATGTATACTCTAAACTTATTGAATTAGAAAATCGTATTATCAAGTTAGAAGAGGAAAATATAGAAACTACAAATGAGTTATATCGTATGGAAAATTCCCTTGATGCTCGCATAGATATTCTTGCAGAAAAATGTAGGATTGATTTCAATGTATGAATTAGACGATTTTGAAAAAGCACTCGCTCACTTTGGAACAAGAGTTGATGTCATCATAGCAATGGAAATGGGAGGAAAGTTTGATGCTGAAACTGCTTACAAAAATATTAAGATGGAACTCAAAGAACTCAAGCGTATCCGAAAGTCCATCAAAAAAGACAAGGATTTGTGATAAGTGTGGAGTTGAAAAACCACTTGATAAAGATCATTATGATGTTGTAAAATACTTCCGTGATGGTTTTTCATATTATTGCCACGAATGTTCTAAACCAAAACCAAGAGAATGATGGAAGATACACTTAAAATAACAGAAAATGAGGACGGATCGTTCACTATGGACTGGGATCCGAAAGACCCAAAATGGGAATGGTTGAATGGGTTGACAAGTAAGGAGATCCAGGTTATAGTAGAGCAAGCAATTAAGGAACACCTTGATGGACTTTGATTATAAAAAGTATTCTCTCGAGAACCTTGAGAATTGGATGCACGATGCGATGTCTGCAGGTAGAGCATCACCCCAAGAAATCTATGATGTTATTGTTGATGTAGTTAAAGAAAATTACTACAGTTATAAACATCAAGCATCTCAGGCATATGAACTTCTTTCTCTTTTGAATAGTGGTATTGATAACAACAAGTATCAGAATCATCTGAATAAAATTCTGAGTTGTGATAAGGACGATTCATCTGAAAAGTGTAAGAATTCTTGGACTTCTTTTTGGGAAGAAAACTATTATCCAGAAGAATATAAAGGTTCAACTGTAAGTAGTGTTCAGTATACTGAAGAGGAACTGAATGCGATGTGTGATAAGGCAGCATCAGATCAGGAAAAAGAACAGTGTCGTGAATACAATCTGCGTGAGGCAGAGTATTATGATAAGCAAGAAAAACCTGCTATGAATTATCAGGAGGCAATTGCTGCTGGATGGGAAATGACTGCTGATGGATTCTGGATCAAAGAGGATAAAGTTGTCAAGTGGCAACTTCCCGTTGAATTTGATGGTCTGACTGGAGATTGTTATATTGAGTTTCCTGATGATTTGCTTGAAGCAGCAAACCTCAGAGAAGGTGATACTGTAGAATGGATTGATCGTAAAGATGGTAGTTTTGAATTGAGAAAAGTAACTAAACCCTTAGAAATGGATGAGTGTTGATTATGGCATTATCTGAATCAGTTGAAGCAAGTTTAAAAGAAGCAGAGCAATCTCTGCGTAATGCACTTGCGTATGCAGCACGACAAGAACGTCCTATGGTGTGTAGTGTCGTTGCAGATATGATCTCGCGTATTGATACTTTAATGTCAACCGATGCTCTTCTTGATAAATTAGAGAATCGTAAACCTGGTGACTCTGGTTTTTTTGGAACTATTTTTGGAAAAGATGACTGAATCTAACGATCTTGGTAAAGCACTAAAAGAATGGTGGGAATCTGATTCTTTTAAAGAAATGCAGAGAGCAAATGAGGAAGCAAGGCAACGTGCAGTAGGAAAGTATTTTATGCTTTCTGAGCAGGATAAGATTGATATGGTAGAAGCAATCACTTACATTATGTGTAAGGCAGAAAGCGAAGGAACTTCTCATCGTGGTCTTCAAGATGCTCTGGGCATTTATCCCACTGGATTTTGGGTAGATCATCTTATGGACGTTCATAATGCTCTTTGGTCATATTATAATGATCGTAAAAGAGAACAAGAGCTGAAAGATGATCTTGATTCCTTAGATAATTTCATTAAATAATGTAACACAATCCCAAAGAAAACATTAAGTTTCTAGATATTAGTGTATTGAAATGCTAACATTGGGACACACCGCAAAAAACAAATGACTTTGCCTAAAACGAGCACCGAAACTCTTACGGAAGAAGAGTGGAATGAACTTGTAGCACTAAAAGACGCAATTAGTTATGCTCCCCAAACAGTTTCTGCCAAAAAGATGGAAAAGTTTGCGGAATTAATGGTTCGCACACTTGAAGGTAAGTGTGATCCTCCTCCATCTAAAAACTGGCGCGGAAATGCGTTAAGTGAATAAAAAAATAAATATTACCATCACGATATAAAACTATGGACAACATCGACCAACATATTCAGAAAGATGAGGATCTTCTGAGTGATCCTCTGATTTCTCCACAGTCAAGAAGGCATACTGAGGAAGAATTGGAAGCATTGAAGGCATATAAAGAACATCATCCAGAAGATTTGCACGATCCCACACCTCTTGAACTGTATTGTGATACTCATCCTGATGCTGCAGAATGTAAAGTATATGATAACTGAGTGACAGTTTAAATAGTGGCACAAGGGGTATCCTGGTTCGCTAGGGTGCCCCTTATAATATGTCAATAACGAAAACTTATTGTGTTCAACTCAATTTTTGAAGACGGTTCTCTAACCCAATATATTGAACAGAACGCACAGGATCCATGGATTGGTACGTCATTTCAGGGTTATGTGTTTATGTCTCCCAAACAAAAAGGTGAGTTTGGTGAACGCTTTGTTTCTAAGTATTTTGAAGCCGCTGGTCATGAAGTCAAACGTGCAAAGACTTCTACTGCTGGACATGATCGTGTGATTGATAACATTCTTACTGAAATTAAGTTCTCTCTTGCCACCCGTGACAAGAAAGGTGGTGTGAAAGAAGATCAGTTCATTATCAATCACGTTTCTAAGAATAAAGATTGGGAACGTCTTGTGTTCTTTGGTATTAATAATACTGAAGAAGGTTCTCGTTTGTTTTGGTTTACAAAAGAGGATTTTTTGAATCACCTGGAATCTAATGATTGCTTGTTTGCTCCACAGCAAGGTGGTAAATCTATCGGAAATGATGATTACATTTGTACAAAAGTGAATAATCTGGTAGAATGTAATTTTGTGAAGTCTATTAGCGAATGGTGAATCTTCATCTTGGCGATTGTCTAGATATTCTACCGATACTAGATTCCAATTCTGTGGATATGGTGTTGGTAGATCTCCCATATGGGACAACTGCCTGCAAATGGGATTCAATTATCCCATTAGAAAAATTATGGGAACAATACAATCGCATCTGCAAAGAAGATGGTGCAATGGTGTTTACTGCAGCACAACCATTCACAACTATACTTGCAGCATCAAATATTAACAACTTTCGTTATGAATGGATCTGGGAGAAACCACAGGGAACTAATCCTATGAACGCAAAAGTGATGCCTCTCAAATCACACGAAAACATCCTGGTTTTCTATCGCAAAAAACCCACATATAATCCTCAAATGTGGTATTCAACTCCGTACAGTGGTTTCTCATCAGACACCAGCAAGATTGGTGAGGTTTATGGTCAAGCACAATCAAAGCATCGTGATAATCCTGATGGGTCAAGATACCCAAAGACAGTTTTGCGATTCAAACAAGAAAAAGGTTTTCATCCTACACAGAAACCAGTAGACTTGATGGAGTATTTGATTAAAACATATACCAACGAAGGTGATACTGTTCTTGATAATACAATGGGAAGTGGAACAACTGGTGTTGCCTGTGTGAATACGAATAGAAACTTTGTTGGTATTGAAATGGATAGTGAATACTTTAAGATTGCGGAGCAACGCATAGAAGGTGCTGTGCCAGTTATGGAAGTGGACCAGAAGGCACAGAATCCGCTGCTAGAGGCATTATACTAACAAGGTAATCAACAAACGCCCTCAATGGCAACCCGCTCCCGTATCGGCATCGAACTTAAGAATGGTTCCGTACTTTCTGTGTATCATCACTGGGATGGTTATCCTGAGTGGTTGGGTCGTATCCTAAACACCCATTACAACTCACGTTCTCTTGCTGCCGAACTGATTGATGGTGGTGATATGAGTTCTTGCTGGACTGAAGATCGGTTTAGTATTGATCCCACCACTGGATATAAAGTTCAAGAATATGGTCCTCAATACTACTCTCAACGCGGTGAAGATTGCCCTCCGCGTCTTGATGCTGACCTCGCAGAGTATCTTCTGCCTGCTAATGGTGAAGAGTATCACTATGTCTTCCGCAATGGTGAATGGGTATGCTATAATATGAACTGCTATGTGGAAAGCAAACTTCCCGAAATCGTTGAAATCCCTTCCGCTGCTCTTGCTGTTTGACCTATGAAAACTTCTACTGCTCTTGGTGTTGTATTTGGTGTTATTGTTCTTACAGTAGCAGGACTCTTTCTGAAAGCATGGATTCTTGGTATTATTCTCTCTTGGTTTAGTGTTTCCTTGACTATTTGGCAGAATCTTCTTATTATTATTCTTGCCGATTTGATTACTGGTAAACTTAACGTCTCTTCCAAATCTTCTAACTGATTATGAAACAACAAAACGGATTTATTGACCCTGCTGTTGCTGCTATTGCTGTCGGTGTGGTTGTGATTGGTGGTCTCATCTTTATTGGTGGTCCACAATACAATGTATGGCAACAATCTCTTGCAGGTAAAGCAGAACTTCAGAAAGCAGAATTTACGAGGCAAGTAAAAGTTCTTGAAGCAAAAGCACTTAAAGATGCTTCTATTCTACAAGCGGAAGCAGAAGTTGAAAGAGCAAAAGGTGCCGCATCTGCTAATAAAATTCTTGGAGAAAGTTTGAAGGGTAATAGTGAATACCTTCAATACCTTTATATTCAAAACCTTGAGAATGCAGATAATAGCAAAGAAAAGACAGTGATTTATGTTCCTACTGAAAAAGGTATTCCTATCCCTATTACTGAAAGTCAACGTCTAAAACAAAACTAAATAACATTACCTGATAGACGGCAATCTTCGGGTGGAGGGTGAAAATCCCTCCTTTTTAGCATAAATATTAATGCCGTCTATTAGAGTAGAAATGAAGGGACTCATTTATTGTGTCCATTGTATTTCCACAGGAAAGAAATACATCGGACAAACTACACAAATTTTAGAAAAAAGAATAAACAGACACTTTTGCGATAGTGAAAGAACAGACTATCATTTTCATCGTGCCATAAAGAAATATGGAAAAGAAAACTTCATATTTGGTATTGTTGAGGAATGTAATTTAGAGGAATGATTGGTGCAGTTGGAGGAGAAGTTAAATAAATAAAAAAGAAATTTCACTGAAAAATATGAAGTCTATCGCCAAACTTAAGGACAATTTGACTCCTTATGCTATTGCTGTTTTCGTTCCAGCATTTCTTTCAATTATTGGATTTGGAATTTATCATGGACAGTTTCACTTCAGCTCTAATTCTGCACATTGCCACGCTGATAATGTCTGTCATACTCACTGATTGATATGAGAAACTACATCATTGTTGCTGCTATTTCTGCAGTTGTTAGTGTTTTTAGTTGGGAAGTGATGCACGTCGTCACTGGTGTCGATGCTTCTCCCAAAGAACAATCTTCAAATAAACAATTTGTTTGGAGAAAACATATTTGAAACCCTCTTGACCCCAAGAGGGTTTTTTGCTATGATGGGCAAGTTACTGGGAGATTCAAGATGGACCTGTCCGAACTGATTGATGAACTGCGGGAGATTGAAATCTACGGATCTGAACCTTCAGATTGGATGGGATATATGAGTTCTGACGACTACTGGGTGCCAGATGAGGAACTGGCATACTGACCTCCTGAGCGGTGCGTAGGTGCCGCTATAATAAGTACATACGCAACCAAGCAATGACTACCACCTTCGCTGACTACTCCGCCCAAGCAGAAGCGCGGAAGAACATCGCAGAGGCAGTTCTGGGGCATACCTATGCCCTCTGTGAGGCGCTGCGCCAGAACTTCATCCAGTACAGCATCAAGTCTCATCAAATTTCTATTAGTTACGGACAAAATGTTGATTATCATGAGGCATGTGTTGCTGACTTGAAGAACGGCAACTGTGGTTATGAGTTCTACCCCGAAACGGGTCGTAAGTATCACAAGATCATTATGGTTGCCAATGGTTCCCGCAGTGTCCACGCTTTTGTGGATAAGAAGACTGGTGAGGTCTACAAGTCCGCATCTTGGAAAGCACCTGCCAAAGGTGTTCGCTATGATCTGCGTATCATTGAGCAGCGTGAATGGTTGCTTCAACACGCTGATTGGGCAGGTGCCTATTTGTACGCTCGCTGAACAATGAAAAAACTTCTTTTACTTTTACCTCTCACATTTTTACCTTTACCAGTGTCCGCAATTACGTGGGAACAATTTTGGTCACCATTTACTTATGATGGACCTCGTTACCATGTTCTTATGTGTGATAAAAAAGTTTATCACGAAGAATATATTCCTGGAAACTATAGAAGACGAGGATATGTGAGATATTGGACTGAAGTAAGAAGAGTTCCTTGCTATGATTATGACAACTACTGATAAACTGATCTTTGTTGGATCTTTTGTTTGGTTTCTTCACTGGGGGACCAGAATTACAGAAGAACTTATCAATTTGATTTGATTGTGCCAGATTCCAAACTGGCACAGCGCACCCGTAGCGAGGCAGTTCTTCCCCTATAATAAGAAGGTAATCAAGGGAACAACCCGTGTCTAGAGAAGAACTCAACCACTTCATTGATTATGTGATGTCGTTTTATGGTGCTGATGGATTGTATCCTATTCAAGGAATCAATCGCACTGTGGTTCGCAAGGCAACGAATGATGTGATGAAAATTGCTAAGATTAGAGATGTCCCCTTCTGTGGTGACAGTTATGATCGTGAGCAAGTATCGCATCTTCTTCTCAACAAATACAATCTGGTGCTGTGCAAATGAAAACCTATCGTATGGTGATTGAGTATTGGGTTCCTGATGAGGATGAGAATTTGTTTGAAGAGAAGATTATCCAGTCCCGCTCTTCTTGTGGTAAAATTGTAGATGATTACTTAGCACAAGATCGCACCAATCTCATCCGTTCCGTTGAGGTTACTCCTGTTTGATTATGGCACTCTCTAATTCTACAATCCAACGCCTTGCTGATGCCCTCAGTGATGATGTGGCACAGTTTATTGCAGAAGATGAGCGTTTCTTTGACCTGATGGTTGAGTTGATTCCTGATGCGATCTGTGATAAACTTGGTGATGTAGATGATATGGTTCTTGCCGAACTTTCTATGTGTATTTCTGGGCAAATTCGTTTGATTGGAGTATGATTGAAACTTTGATTGCTGGATTGACTTGTGGAATCGCTACTTTCTATGGAGTGGGTGACGGATTTCACGGTAATCGGACTGCTAACGGTGAAGTATTCGATGCTTATCGATGGACTGCTGCCCATCCGTATCTTCCACTGGGTACTAAAATCCGTGTTACCAATCAAGATAATCTTAAACAAGTAATTGTAAGGGTCAATGATCGTGGACCTTATTCTCACGCTGATTTGGATCTAAGTTATGCAGCATTTGCTCATATTGCTTCTACAAAACAAGGAAACGCGACTGTATGTTGGAGGGTAGTTGGATGAAAAAACTTTTGTTGATTGTATCGCTGTTGTTCTCATCTCCAGCATTTGCACAAACTGCACCACCTAAACCCAAAGTTTATCGTCCCTTTGTATATGAAACTCCGTGTATGTTAGAGTATGGATTGCAGACATATCCTGACACTTGTAAGGTTGTAGAAACCCGTGAAACTGGTGGAGCACTTCGCACTCGTAACATCTTCTCTAACAAACACGGTCTGACTATCAAAGGTCGCTTTGATAAAGAGAAAGGATATATGACTTGGGATAGTCATAATAAGTATGAATACAAATGGGAATATAAAGTTGGTGGTAATAACAATGAGGGTGCCTGGACCTATGTAATGCCAGGATTTCTTCTACAAAACGTATCTTGGGATTGATTATGACTGAAACTATTGTAAATCTAAATGTTCATGAAATTGGTGTGATTCTATCTGCACTTCAGAACCTTGAGAATGCAGATGAAAATCGAATTGCACGGGAATATGGAAGTGTGCCAGCACTGTATAACAAACTCTATTCGCTCTGGGAGCAGATGGACACTTCCGAAACTGGACTACGCAACGACGTGGTGCCCTCCTTCTGACCTATAATACAAAGGTAATCAAGGGAACCACCCGATGAAGGGACCAATCACTTTCACCTCTGGTCAACTGCTGGACCTGATTGATCTCCTTCAAGAAAAGGAGGATGCTCTGTACGATGCAGAAAACAGGGCACTCTCCATTTACTATATGCAAATGGGAGTGCAGTTCCAACGGATGTACGATCGCCTACAGGATCTTCCTGGTGAGCAGCGTGTTGCCGAGTTTGTAATGACCACCATTGAATAAAAATGAAAACATCTTACATTTTTCTTGCATTTATCGCTGTTCTAATGTGGAATGGTGTTCTTGCCAAACGTGATGTAGAACTCTTTAAGGCATATGATAAGGTCTGTGCCGAACTTCCCCAACCCCATCCCGATTGCCGTTATGCCAAATGAATGAAGAAGATATTGAACAGTTCGTCCGTGCCTTTGAAGATTTTATGAAACATTCCGAATCAGAGACTTATTCACATCAACAATGGACTGAGGCACGTCAATACAGTCAACAGTTTTATGAGCAAAAGGCATCAGAACTGGGTGTCTCAGTTGACTACTATCTTCGGGAGTTTGTATCTTGACCGAACAATCTAAACTAATTTTTTCACTGATGCAGATTGAAAATCTGGTCTCTCTCCTGAATGGAAATGAGTACCAGCAATTTTTATATTCACATCTCATTTCAGTTCAGGTTGAACTTCAAAGGCAGTTGACAAATCTGAATCATTCAATTACAATCAAGGAGTAATTTACACAAACAAATGAAGTATCTTTACATTGTTGATTTCTGGGTTCCGTTTCCTTCTTCCGAATATGGTGGATTGGTTAATCTAATTGCCGAATCTGATACTGAGGCATTTGAAATTCTTTCACAAGAAGAGCAATTTAATGAAAGATATATTGATCGGATTATGGAACGTGTGGTGAATGCCCAGAAGTTTGCACTGGTTGATGAGTACGAATCTGGTCTTTTAGAGGCATTTACAACCTAATGATGATTGAGTTTCCTCACAAGGCACCGCCTGGTTATTCCTATGAACAAATCGAATTCAAGAGAAACATTATTGCTATTTGGATTGTTAATGAACGGACTTTTAGTTACAATGGGAATAGTCGCACTCCTAGTATCTGGGGATTCTACAATACAAAAACAAAGTGCTATCATGCACCCATTAACTCAAAGACAGTCGGTGACAAGGTAGATATTAGAGATACGACTGTATATTCTGCAATGATCCCCAAACTCACACCTCTTCAGGCGGCATTTGTATGAGTTATACTCCAAAGGTCAATGACTATGTAACCTGGAGCAAGGGTGTTGAGGGTTGGGTATATTTCAAGTGTGGTGATTATATCACGATTGAACTTCTTGTTCGCCCCAAAGACGAAGAAAACTACCAAGCATCTTCCATACATGCGAATGAAAGAGTTCTTGTCATTTGTTATCACGAGCAATGGAAAGAACTGATCTATGTTAAATCAAGGAAATCTGTTTATGAAGCATAAGTCTCTGTGGCGTTGGTGGGCAAAGGCACTGGGCGAAAAGGCATCCAAGTGTGATAAGGAATCCGATAGTATTGCCCTGATTCGCACGTTCATCTTTTTAACCTATTTGATCACGAATGGTTTTATTGTTGCTGGTGTGATTCGCCACTGGAACGATTCTCTTCCAATTCATTTGTATTATTATGAAGTATCAGGTCACTTATCTGAAACCCAAAAAGAAAACCTATTCAAAACAAATCGTAACTTTCTATACGATTGAGGATGCAACTCTCTGGGAGAAACATATTCTCTCTCAGGGTTGTAAAGATTCGGAGATTATTCCTATTTTTTCTTAAGAACCATGAGACTTTCCCGAGCACTGGAATATGTGTTTATTTCTTCTCTTGTAATTTTATTCGGTGGTAATATTCTCCTGGCACTAACCACATTAATTCCACAGGGATCAAATACGATGATTAACAGTCAAAGTAAATATTAAATGCAACTGAGATTCTGTCTTCTGTTCCCTTATTTGCAGTCAAATAGTGCCATAACTGACCAGGAATAAGATATAACCTACCAGGTTCTGCACTTATATGAAATGACAGTAGATCGGGCCTGTTTTTATAGAGTGATCCATTTCATGTGTGGTACACAAGATGAAATGAAACTTGGAAATAAAGAATCTGTTAAGAATGATGAGTAATTAGTTTGCATAGAACCAGTAGTAACCTTTCCAACTGTAATGACCAGGATTGCGTAAACTTTTGATCAGTCCACTAGTCTTTGCTCCAGGTGCAATAGATCGTACGGCAAATGCAATTGACTCGTATCTGCCTTCTATTTCTCCTGTTTTTTTATTTACGGCAAAGACCGCCTTTTTCTTAGGTTTATCTTCCAAAATCTCCCATTTGTACCCATAGGCAGTTCCACCTTTTCTGGCGGCAAGTAGAATGTTACTATTCTTATTTGCATCGCCCGTAAGAGATTGTGCTGCCATACGAGCATTCTCATAATCAGTACACAATCCAGTTTCTAGATTCTTACCTCTTATCTTTAATCCTGAATGTTTACCATTACCTCTGTTTTTCTCAGTTAGACAACCCCACGAATTCTTTTTTGATCTTTCTGTTAATGATGTGGATATGTTTTGTATGCGAGATTCAGTTAATACTTTCTGTGATGCTTTTGTAGATATCTTCTTTTTAGTTTCTTCTGAAAATACAACTTTATCTCCATCACTTGTTGAGTCTAGAGACTGTACATTATATCCTTCTGCACTTTCAAATGCATTATAATGACTTATCCAATATGCTTCTCTTTCATTTAATAAACTCTCATCACATTCATCTATTTCCTGAATACTGAATCTATGATTACCATATTTACGCATTGCGGAATGTAATGGTTTGCTACTCATTCTCATTGCTTCTTGTATGTGTTGTTGCCAACGCTTATTCATTCCCTGAGTGGTTTGTCCAATGTATTTGTGACCGTTTTCTTTGTTTGTAATTAAGTAAATAATACCTCTACTCATTTTTATTATGCTAGACAACACTCTGTATTTATGATATGCAATACTTATTTTATAGTATACAACACTCTTATGGAAAAGTCTGTGGAAATTGTGGAAATTGTGGAAACTATTGAAAAAACTATAAGTAATGTTTTGTTTTCTTTATAAATATCCGTTCTTATTGTAAGCTTAGTCAACGTACCATAAGACGCGCAGTTTGTCAAGCCCCACGCCGCCGAAAATTATGAGACCCACACAATCTTATAAAATCTCGTCTAGAAATCTTGACGAGATTGTGAGCGTTATAACACATTTTACACATATAACGCATATATAATATCGTATCTTCAAAATCTCGTCGAGATCGGGCACGAAGCGGTATTGCAATCTCGTCGAGACTATGATAGAATTAACCAATCACACAATCTCGACGAGCTTATGTACGACGATTACGATCTCGACTATACGTATAGCAACGATTATGCAGATCTCGACGAGGACACGTACTATGAGAATGGTACACGAGATCTAGATGACGATTATGCACGCGGCGGGCAAGATTATCAAGATCTTGCATATCGTCACTATGCATGATACAATAAATCAATAACACATACGAGATTCTTATGCCTACCGCACAGAAACGTAGAGTGATTGTAACTCTAGATATAGACTGCTATGATGATCTAGACCTAGAAGACATCAATTGGCGTGATGTCCTAGATCTGCAGGGCGATGAGGACGTGCATTCTAGCATCAAGGAGTTTGATCCCTTTTGAGTACTGTGACAGTTTATAAAGCGGCACACAGGGGCACACAGAGGGTGCTGGCGATGTTATATTACATTCGTTCCTGAGTTCTGAACCAAATGTGTGGTCCTATTGAGTATACCTTTGAGGATTATATTAATGAGGCCTCAAGTGAAGAATGGGATGAATGGGAAATGAATGCTACCAAACTTGAATTGCCTCTGGATTATTATATTCAGGAGTTCGTTGGTATGCCAGTTGGATAAGTGGCACAAGGTTGCCTTGAAGCAACCTGATCTGGGTTTATGTTGGTTTCGTTCAACACCACAGCACCGATGATTCTCTTCACCGCCACCAACTACGGATGTGTTTTCACTCTCTCCCAAGAAAATGGGGATGAGTTGTATTATGCTCCGATCTATGCCGATGGTACAGTAAACCTGAAAGAATTCGCCCCAGTGGATATGGATTCTGTGGATATGGATGAAATGGAGATCTTTGATATCCGTAACCGCCTTGTGGAAATGTGCCAGGTCTGAAACTGGCACACTGGGGGTTGCAGGGTCCCCCAAACCCTGCTACATTACATTCGTACCTGAGGGAACCACCCCAATGTCCATCACCCTGACCGCTTCCTACAAAGAGATGCTCAACGCTGAAACCGTTGAGAAGATTGATGAGTTGCTGGATGAACAGTATGCTCTGGAAGACATGCTGGAGTTCATTGATGAGTACAATGAGCAAGACTTCGTGTCTTTCTATGAGGAATATGTGCGTTGTGGTGAGGCAATTGGTTATGAGGCAGTTGATGCCCTGATTGGTGAAATGGGCAGCGTTTGTGATGTTGAGGACTGTGATGAGCGTTATCAGGGTTGCTATGAAAATGAGGCAGACTTTGCCGAAGAATTCTATTCTGATCTGTATGATCTTCCCTGTGCAATTGTGGTAGACTGGGAGGCAACTTGGGAGCAGAATCTTCGTTATGATTTTACTGCCTGTAATGATGGCACTTCGTATCGTTCGTGCCACATCTTTCGTGATTGCTGATTAAAATCTCGTCAAGATATCTCGTCGAGATGTGTGTGATACATACATCTCGACACACATGACGAGATATATCACACGATGTATAATCTCGTCATGATATATGAGGGAGCATGGTGGAATCGGTAGACACACCAGACTTAAAATCTGTTGACCGTTAAGGTCGTGGGAGTTCAAGTCTCCCTGCTCCTATTGGGTGATTCGATAACATCATCACCCATCATGCGCGAGAACGTTATATAAACTACAAGGTGGATAGGGTAACATAAGGCGGGAGTGGTGTCCCGCCTTTTTTCTTATAAATAAATGCAATTAATTATAATGTGCGAGAGTTCATCCTATCTCTGGCAAATAAAATAGGAAACAATACATTCGTGACTGATAAGAATATAAAAAACAGGACGATTCCTGATTAGATTCTTGTATTTAAATCTAGTCACTTAGGGATCATATCTTTGTGTCTTAAAGTACTTATACTCTCATCTTCATCCTTAGCAAAGCGATTCTAGCAAGATCTTTATACTTTGTCAACCCCCTCTGTGCCAGTTGGTCTAGTGGCACCATACCCCTTGTGTTCGTGTGGTGTGCGTGCCATACTACGTTTGTTCCTGAGAGGCACACCGATGTTTGATGAAATGTGGCAAGAGATCCAGGATGCCCCTGGTGAGATCTTTGACATTCCCGAACTTCGTGATGAAGAAGATTTCAACATGAATGAATACCTGAACGGTAACTATGACTATTGATCTGATCGCTTCAATCGTTGTTCGTTTCTACTTTCACCACTGATGACTCTCACCACATTAACATTTGAGGAACTGGATGCGTTGCTGGCGCTGATAGAGTTTCATGATGATTGGGATGAGGTTAGTGAAATCGTGGGGTGTAATGTTTCCGCACTCTATGATAAACTCTCTGAAATGCGTGATGAGGTCTGATGCAATTCCAAGTTACTGCAATCGAGTTTGATTTTGATGATAAGTGTCCCTATTGTGGTGATCCTCAATCCCCAGAACACGATGCAGAATGTGATGGATTCTTGGAGTTTGATTATGTCACTCAAGCAACAATCGGTCAAATCTGGGAGGCAGATGATGAAGATGATCTAATTGAAGAGATCACATCTGCCTACGGTTGGTGCATCAAATCTATTGATTATCGTCACGTTCTGAAATGACTGACCTTCGTTACTCTACAGGCACAGAACTTGAGGAGTTTCTGTATGAGAAGTGCAGGCAAGATCCTGACCTTCTCGCTACTATCATCAATGAGTATGTGTGCTCTTTGAGTGATAGCAAACTCATTGAACTTGAAGACTTCCTCACCAACAACTTTGGAGACGATTGATGTACCGCACTCTTTCTGAACTTCGTGATTCAATCAACCAAATGATTGATAGACAAGGTGAGGACGCAGTTTGTGCTGCGTTTGTATTCACTCAAGATGATGTATTTGAGATCGTTGGTGAAAACTGCGATGAAGTGCGTTTCTCCAAAGAACTCACTGAAGATGTGCTCTGTGATGTAGGAGGTTCCGACTACATTTACGAACAGATTGGTGAGGTGATTGATGATTCAATCCGTCTCCGTAAGAAACTGCCCCTCTACGCTAACTGATTATGAACCGCTCCGAACTTCAAGATCAAATGGTTCAGCAAATGCTGGACGATATGGATCTCAAAACAATGACCTGCCTTTGCTATGATTATCTGATGGAGGGTTATGATAAGTATTCTGATGAAGAATTGACCGAAGAGGTTAATCAATACTATCCTGAACTGCTGGAGGAATCTGCAGACTAAGACAGTTGGACAGGTGGCACACACCCCCTTGTGCTGCCCCCTGATCCGTGCCATACTGATTACATCAACAGGAAACCGATGAAGAACCTCCACCAAGAGCACCCCGAAGACACCATCCTCACGGGTGACCTGAGCGTGCTGGACTGGTTCGTGACGCCTGGCACCCTGAGCGTTAAGATCGACGGAGCACCCGCAATCGTGTGGGGGATTGATCCTGCGACTGGTACGTTCTTCGTGGGCACCAAAGCAGTCTTCAACAAAAAGAAGATTCGTATTGCACACAATCATCAGGAGATTGATCAACACTATGAGGGCAACGTTGCAGACATTCTGCACACTTGCTTTGACATTCTGCCCCGTACTGAGACAATCTATCAGGCAGAGTTCATCGGGTTCGGTGGATCTGATGAGTACAAATCCAACCTGATTACGTATCAGTTCCCTGAGATTGTCACTCAAACTATTATCATCGCACCCCATACCTGCTATTATGCTGAGCACGATCTTCGTGATGCTGTTGCTATGCCTGACCGTGCTACGTGGAATGACACTGACACGATCAAATTCGTGAAACCTGATGCCTACATTCTGCACAATCAGGAATCGTTCGCTGATGTTCAAGAGGTATGCAACTTCGCCCGCCAGATGTCAACCACCGTACAGTTCGTGACTAATGCACAAGCGGCAAAGATTAAAGTTGCAATTAACGCCTGCATCCGCGAACAGCGTGAGGTTGAGGATGTTGCATTTGATTGTGACCCTAACCTGATTCGTTTGTGGAAGTTGGTGAAGTCAATCAAAGAGGATTGCCTATTCTTGTGCCGCAATAATGGTCCTGCAGCATACATCGGGCAGGATCGGATTGATGCCGAAGGTTACACAATGACCAATGAGTTTGGTATGTTCAAACTGGTCAATCGTGAGGTATTCTCCTACCATAATTTCAACAGCGGGCGCTTTCAGTGTGCCGCCTGATGTAGTGTCACAAGGGGGGTTGTGCTGCCCCCCATCCCGTGCCATACTACGTATGTTCCTGAGGGATTCGCCCTTATGACAACACTTGCTCAGCAGATGAAAGAGAAGTTCTTTGCCGAAGGGCACGAACTTCCTGACTGCGTCAATCACGGTTGCGACCGTAAAGTATTAGTTCGTGAGTGGAAGTACTGGTCATTCAAGTCTGAATGTTCCCGTTGTACTGATGCTCGCAAAAAGGGTAAAACCATACCTGGCGTTACAATTCACAAAAAGAACTTTTGTGAGAATGTAGACGGTCAATTGGGTTGGGTTTGCCCTGTCCCCCGCGATGGATGGGTTGGGTTTGAGAATAGTTTGGACCTGGACCACATTGACGGCGATCACCACAACAATGTGCCCGCCAATGTCAAGACCTACTGCAAACTCTGCCACGGCAAAAAGTCACTGATCAACGGTGATTGCAACAGTAACAAACAATCCCGCCGCACGATTGACTGATGAAAGTTCTCACCTTCGCCTTTACCCTGATGCTAGGATGGGCGGCGATTCGTGCAATGGACACCATTGCCTACATTGAAACGACAGATCCTACTCCATCCCTGCAGGCACAATAACTTTAATCAGGGCGCAATCCGCGCCCTTTTTTTATACTTTTCTTTTTTTTTATTTCATGGCAGGGGGCGTGGCGACCGTTTTCGTCATCAGGGCTACCCCGCCCCTCCTTCGCTTGTGTCCGTATTATACGCATCAGGATGCCCGCAAAACCTGCATCGTGTGCCACTTTTCGGACTGTCCATGAACCCGTCCGCTGACCCGCTCATGCCCTATACTGATCTCAGTTCACAAGGCAACCCAATGCGCCTCAAGCAAGTGACCACCACCAGCACCGAAGTGGAACTGGCAGACGGCACCTGCGTGCTGTTCTCCTACCAGACCCCTGTCGCCGCCCTGGTGCCTGGCAAGGGTTGGATTCGCACCGCCACCAAGTGGAGCGTGACCACCTCTAAGCACATTAACCGCTGGCTAGCAGAGAACTGCGGCGGTGAAGTGGCAACCGTGCCACAATGGGAACTGGACCAACTGGTGGCGTTCTGAGGGGCGCCACCCCCTATAATTCTCTCACACACAATCAACCCGATGCGCTTCGAAGTTCGTTACAGGACCCCCTACGGTTCGCAGCAGTGGCGTTCACAATTCTTCTCAACCCGTGAGGAGGCACAGCGTATGGTAGAATTCTACCGTTCCTGCGGTTCCCCCGCTCACATCGCCTGACCTGCTATGCTGACTGGCGTGTTCTTCCTGATCGGTTATGCTATGGGGGCAGGACACCTCCTGCTCCTACAGCGCCTTCTCAACCGCCGCTGACGTGCTACAATTCTCTCAGTTCACAAGCAATCGACCGATGCCCAACCTGGAAACCGATCTGATTAATGCCTGGAACGACACCATGGCAGAACTGACCCCTGAGGAGCGTAAGATCCTTGCTCAGGGCACCGCTCAGGATTGGGCAAAGGCAATCGCTGAATGTGCCGCTGATCCTACATTCTGGGCTCAAATCGGCACCGCTTTTGTCGACGGTTTTGTGAGGGGTGCCACTCGCTGAACCGTCCACTAGGGGGCACAGACCCCCTTCCCGACCCCCTATACTGATCTCAGTTCACACCACACCACACCATGACCACCGCAACCCGCCTCACCGCCTCCGAAGCACGCTGCGCGATCTACGACCTGGCAGACCTCTATTCCTGGGAGACTGTTGCCCGTGAGATGATCTGCAACATGAGTGGCGATCAGGCACGGGAGTTTGTGGAAGACTTCCAGCGCCTCTATGCCGACTGAGGCACTGGCACAAGGGGGCATCCTGCCTCCTCCCCCGACCCTGTAGACTTCTCTCAGTTCACAAGCAACCGACCGATGACCACCAAAGTGTACGCCGTGATCGCTGGAATTGACTATGAGGGTGAGGTCTTTGAGACCCTCCGCCTGTTCGATTGCTTTTCCACTGCTGACGCCTACCTGAAGCACCTGGGGGAAGAATACGACTACGCTAAGATGGACACCCGCGAAGTGTGCATGGAATCCGCCTACGCGGTCGCCTGATACAATGGGAGCGGGTGCGCCCTTAAAGACGCCCAACCACAAACCACAATCCCAAATTCTAACATGACCCGCGAACTCGCTCTCTCCCTGCTCCGCTCTGGCAACGACGGCGCTCAGATCCTGCAGATCCTGGAGACGATCGCCGCCCCTGAGGATGGCACCGCTGAACCGACCGCCGAAGAAATCCAATTCTGATAGTGGCACAACGGAGGGGGACACCCCTTCCCTTTTGCCTCTATACTGATCACAGATCAGACAACCACCGATGACCGAAGACCGCATCCTCTCCCTCTACGAAGACCTGCTCTGCCTGGCAGAGGCAATCGCCAATGAGATGTATGGTTGCGACCTGGACCGCCTGGACCCTGAGGAACTGGAATGGTACGGTTCCCGCCTGACGGAGGACAACCTAGAAGAATTGGCAAACGACCTTGCCGCCGCTGCCTGGTTCGCCTACTGACCTGCTACAATACTCTCAGATCACACCACAACGCCATGATCGACTTCCGCGCCATCCGCGACTACGGCATCGCCGCCCTGGTGATCATCGCCATCGCAGTCGGTTACGCTGTGCTACTGAACACCGCAAACGCTAAGATTGAAGCGAAGTGCGCCGCGAACGGGGGACAGGTGCTTGTGACACCTGGAGATGTGTCTAAGTGCCTCCAACCTGCCCGCTGACCTGCTACAATACTCTCAACCGCAACGCCCCCGATGCTGCTCACCTCAGGACAGAAGCAACGCCCCCGCCTGGCACAGCAGATCTACCGCTTTATGCTGGATCAGGAACCGCTGCTAGGCGCCGCCACCGTCACGGTTCACCACCGCCGCCTGACCGCTGAGGGTGTGGTAGGATGGCAGCAGCAGGAGGATGCCCACGACTTCCTGATCGACATTGACCGCGACCTGAACCGCAAAGACTACATCCTCACCCTGATCCATGAGTTGGTACACTGCCGCCAAACGCTGGAAGGGATGACCTGCGACATCCTGCGGGAGATGGAGGCAGACCACCTGGAATCCGAATACTACGATCGCTTCACCGCCTGACCTGCTATAATTCTCTGAGATCAACCGACCACCCCATGTTCATCACCAACGACACCGCCGCCAACGACCCCGCCTGCCAGGCAGCGATGAAAGCATACGCCGCCCAACTGCAGCGGGAGGAGGAGCAGCGTCAAGCGATCCGCGATGCTCATGCCGCTGGTGACCTGGCGGCAATCGCCAAGTGGGGACGGACTAGCAACTGGTACATCAGCGACCGCGACTGAGCGGCAGGACCGACTAAGATACTCTCAAGCGCAACGCCACCGATGACCAACCTCACCGCTTCCTTCTGGTATCTGTCCTGCCTCACCGACGCGCAACTGGAAGACGCCTACAACGGCGCCAACCTGACCTGCGACGCCGACCTCTCCGATGCGATCCTCCTGGAGATTCTGAAGAACCGCCCCGCCTTCTGCCCCCAAGACTACGACCTCCAGTGGGAACTGGAAGACTGGGGATGGAACGGCGGCGCCACTCAAGAGGATCGGGACGCCCGCTGATCTGGCACAACGGGGGGTCGACAACCCCCCACCCGACCGTCTACAATTCTCTCAGTTCAAACAAACGACCATGACCCGCTACGACGTGATCTGCCCCTCCGCTCCTTGGGAGAACACCACCACCGATCAGGACCGCGCATGGGACCTGTGCCTCTCCCTCTCTGAAGAATACGGATACGCTCAGGTCCGCTGCAATGGGGTGATCATCGGAGACTACACTGACGGGGGGATCTGACCCCTACGGGGCGGGTTGACCTCCCGCCCCCCTTATGGACTACAATTCTCTCAGTTCACCACCCCCACCATGAACGCCACCTTCGCTGAGATCCTCTGGAACTGCACCGACCCCAGCAACGGCACCATCCCCTGGAGCACCGCCTGCCAGGCAGCAAAGGAGCACGGGCTCTGGGATGACTTCCGCACCGACTATGGGGTGACCGCCAAATTCGGTCCCGTCGATACGGGTGAGTTCCTTGTGTGGTTGGGGTATTGACCCCCCACCCCTGACCCTGTAGAATTCCAGAGCAAACCGCAACCGACCCGATGACCACCGCCATCACCCCCGACTTCCAGTTCCGCGTCGTCATCCCCACCGCCGATGGGCTGGAGGTGCTGGGGTACTTCCGCTCTCTGCTCCGTGCCGCCACCTTCCAGCAGGCAATCATCCTGGAGGACGGTCTGAAGGTGTCGGTGGAGTGGTTCCGCAACGGTCACTGGTGGAGTGACTGGGGCTGACCCCTACGGGGCGGGTTGACCGATCCGCCCCCTACCGACTACAATTCTCTCAGTTCACCACCCGAACCGATGATCCTCTCCCAAGCAACCCGCCTCACCGATCGCCAGACCGTGTGGGTCGCCCGCAAGAATGACGACACCCCCTTCTACAAACTGACCACTGACTACGGCGTGCCCGCTACCGTCATCGCTGGACAGTTCGCTGATGTGTTCTCCTCTGACGTGGCGGCGCTCCGCCTGGACTGATTCGTGAGGGGGGTGGGGTTCGTGCCCTGCCCCTGATTCGTGCTACAATTCTCTCAGTTCACACCTCACCCCATCTGATTATGGCAAAGGCAATCGGAACTGTTCGCGCCTCTGACCTGAACATCAAAGGACAGACCGTTCGCTGCAGCAGCGGTGGCGGCATGACCTTTACCCGTGCGCGTGGTCTTGGCGCCGTTATGGTAGAGGACCTTGACTCTGCCATCGCCAATGCTAAGGCGATCCACCGTGCTGATCGTATCGCTGCCGCCCGTGATCGTTTGGCGGATCGCGTAGACCATTCGCACCTGGCAGTCCGCTTCTGAGGACAGATGTGGGGGTGGCACACACCCCCTTGCGTGGGTTCGTGCGATGGGCACGCCCCCGTCGGGGGGGCGGTCGGGCGGCGCCGCCGTGTATATAAAATCGCAAACTACCCTAAACTATAAAGTGTTACCCAAGCGAGATCTCTATAACACTCAAAAACAAAAAAATTTTCCCATAAAAAAATTACTCAAAAGGTCGTTTATGATATATAAAAATAAAAATATTCTCTAAGCGCATGAAAAAAAATTCCGAGAAAAATAAAAGATCCCTAGAGGTTGATCCAATTAGTGGCGACTATTATGTCAAGATACCCGAATGGATTGTAAACGATCTTTGTTGGTACGAAGACACTGAAATTATTTTTAATTTGGAGGGAAAAGACATTATTTTATCCGAAAACGCCGATTGAAAAATACATAGATAGTGTGTTATAATATTGATGTAAACATCTTAACTTATGGCTAAAGGATTTACAGTAAAAGCAAAAACGCCAATCCCACAAAAGGAAGAAGAGTGGGACTATGATTTGGCAAGAGAAATGGTGAGGGGAAAATCCATCATTTTCTGTCTTCCAGGTAGAGGAGTTTCATACACCTATCTGAAAAGCTTTGTACAACTTTGTTTTGATCTTGTACAAGCAGGAGCGAGCATCCAAATCTCGCAGGACTATTCATCGATGGTAAATTTTGCCAGATGCAAATGTTTAGGTGCGAATGTACTGCGAGGACCCGATCAGCTTCCTTGGGACGGCAAATTAAATTATGACTGGCAACTTTGGATTGACAGTGACATTGTTTTCAGTACCGAAAAGTTCTGGCAATTAATCCTTCTGGACAAAGATATTGCAGCTGGATGGTACTGTACAGAAGACGGGCACACAACTTCGGTTGCACACTGGTTAGACGAAGAAGATTTTCGTGGTAATGGTGGTGTAATGAATCATGAAACAATTGAAAGTATCTCAAAGCGCCGCAAGCCATTTACGGTTGACTATACTGGTTTCGGATGGCTTCTGATTAAACACGGAGTCTTTGAGCACTCCGAAATGAAATATCCCTGGTTTGCACCAAAAATGCAAGTCTTCGAATCTGGGGAAGTTCAGGATATGTGTGGAGAAGATGTGAGTTTCTGTTTGGATGCAAAGGAAGCAGGATTTGAAATTTGGTGCGATCCTCGCATCAGAGTTGGTCACGAAAAAACAAGAATCATTTGAAATAAAACAAATGAGCACTCAATACAATATCCTATGTGAGGGTAGAAAAATTTATTCAAATCTTACAGAAGAAGAGTATTTTGATACAATGGAAGACCTTGCGCAACAATTTTATGAGCAAGGTTCTCCAAGCCCAGAAGAATTAGAAACTGAAATGATTGAGGGAAATTAAAACATGGCAAAATCTAAAGTTGGTTTAAATAAGAGTTCTTATATTCCAGGTCCTCCTAAGAAGTCTCGTCAAGGCGATGGTGGTGGGACCAAGTACGCTGCGTCTTCTCGTAATGGAGCACGTAAAAAGTATAGAGGTCAGGGTAAAGGATGAGTTATTTCCTGGATGTCAATGATGAATGGAATCAAATACATCCAAAAGACATCTGGGCATACAATAAATTGTCATTAGGTCGGTTATTGGGGTATACATGTGGTCCTACTGGGACCACTGTTCCCAAATCCGACTTTTATATTATTCGCCCTTGTATCAATTTGCTTGGTATGGGGCGTTTTGCACGTAAAGAATGGATTGAAAATAAAACGGATGCCTATCATCCATCAGAATTTTGGTGTGAAATATTTCAGGGTCCTCACCTTAGTATAGATTTTCATGAAAAAAAATCAAAATTAGTAGTCATTGGTGAAAAAAACACGGATGATCCACTTTACAAATGGACTAAATGGGAAAAAATTGATGTAGAGGTAGATTTTCCCCCTATTTTGAATGATTTGGTCGGTGAATATGAGTGGATTAACTGCGAAATGATCGGAAATCGCCTAATCGAGGTTCAATTTCGCCAAAATCCCGATTTTCGTTATGGAAATTCGGTCGCCATACCCGTATGGGAAAATATTTTGAACAAAAATAAAGAAAATTTTGTTTTTATAGAAGACTTTGAATATGATACTTACCGAAGAAAAGGTTTTTGGATTAAATAAATAAATTTTTAAAATAAAACTGAGTTGAAAAAACATTCAATGGGTAAACACCTGCTCTTAGAGGTGTATGATGTTGGTTTTGAAGTGATTAATGACGTAGAATCGCTTCAAAATGCAATGCTTAGAGGTATAGAACGTGCAAAAATGACAGTTTTGAACACTTTTTCGCACTGTTTTTTACCTCAGGGATGCACGGTTGTAATTGCGCTTGCAGAAAGTCACGTTTCTTGTCATACATGGCCAGAAAATGGTTGTATTGCCATCGATGTTTATACATGTGGTGAGGGAAATCCTCGTTTAATTGCGCTTGAGTTGTTAAAATATTTAAATTCTAGTAATTATAATATAAGAGAAATAGATCGTTAAATAGAGATAAGGAGATAGCAACCTCCTATCAAAAAAGTTCTGTTTTATTCTTAAAACAGGGGCTAAAATGTTATTTCAACCAGAGAAAAAAGTTATTCAAGAAATTTTCAACGATATTGCTCCCAAGCACGATTTTAAAAAACAAAGTGAAATTCATTCCAAAATTAGAAATGATGAAGACTATGATGACTGGGAATATGGAACGGAACCAATTTACGAAAGTAAGGTATAAATAAAATTAAGAAATATATTGTCCAATGGCAATTACACGGATATCGAGGACATTTAAGGATATAAGTTTTGATTTTCAACCTAATCCTGTAACTAAGGACATATCTGTTCTCAAAAATGAATCTGCAATTCGTAGATCTGTGAGAAATTTGGTAGAAACAATTCCAACTGAAAGATTTTTTAATTCGTTACTTGGATCAGATGTTCGATCAAGTTTATTTAATTTCGTAGATGATGGTACAGCATCTATAATTGCAGATCAGATTGAAAATGTTCTTTCAAATTATGAACCTAGAATTGAAAACGTAAAAGTAATTGTCGATCCACAACCAGATCAAAATTCATTTGATGTTAGTATTTTATTTGAAATTATTGGGCAAGAATTTCCAATTCAAGAATTTAACTTCCTTTTAGAGGCAACAAGATAAAATGCCTTTTACTAAATTTACTAACTTAGATTTCGATCAAATAAAAACCTCAATAAAAGATTATCTTCGTGCAAATAGTAATTTCACGGACTTTGACTTTGAGGGTTCTAATTTTTCAGTCTTAATTGATACTTTAGCTTATAATACTTATATTACAGCATTTAACTCGAATATGATTGTAAATGAATCCTTTTTGGATTCTGCAACAATCCGAGAAAATGTTGTTTCTTTAGCTAGAAATATTGGATATGTACCTAAATCTAGGTCGGCGGCAAGAGCAGAAATAAGTTTTAGTGTATCAGTATCTCAAAATTTAAATAATTTACCAATATCTTTAGAACCTGGTATTTTATGTGTTGGGGATGCAAATGAAACTTCATTTGTCTTTTCCATACCAGAAAGAATTACAGCAATAGTTAAAAATGGTGTTGCAGTTTTTGGAACAACAGAAAAACCAATCGTAATATATCAGGGATCATACTTATCAAAACGTTTTGTTGTTGATAGTTCATTGGATCAGAGGTTTATATTAGACAATCCATTTATCGATACTTCAACAATAGCAGTTTTTGTTAGAGGTGCATCTGAAAGTGGTGGATTGGGTTCTAGATATATTAAAGTTGATAATATTTTAAATATTAATAAGTTTTCGGATATATTCTTATTACAAGAAGTTCAAGATGAAAAATATGAGTTATTATTTGGAGATGGAATATTTGGTAAAAAGTTAGAGAATAATTCTATTGTTAATGTATCGTATATTGTCACTGATGGTAGGGATGGCAATGGCGCGTCATTATTTTCTTTCAGCGGTGTTATTACAGACTCGGCAGGAAATAGAGTAGTTCCAACCGATTTTATTGATGTTTCTACAGTATCTCCTGCGAAAAATGGAGGTGATATTGAACCATTATCATCAATTAAGTATTTTGCTCCCAGATTGTATTCTTCGCAGTATAGAGCAGTTACTTCAAGAGATTATGAGGCTATTATTCAACAAATATACCCAAATACAGAATCCGTTTCTGTCGTTGGTGGAGAAGAATTAGATCCTCCACAATTTGGAAAAGTTGTAATAAGCATTAAGCCCAGAAATGGTAATTACATTTCAGATTTTGAACGTGAAAATATTTTACTTAATCTAAAACAATATTCAGTTTCTGGTATAAATCAAGAGATAATTGACCTTAAAGTCCTATATGTTGAAATCGATTCTTCAATATACTATGATACATCCAAAGTTGATAATTCGGACCAGTTAAAAAGTTTAATTATAGATTCTTTACAAAAATATTCGGAGTCACCAGAAATTAATAAATTTGGTGGAAGATTTAAGTATAGTAAAATTCTCCAGTTAATTGATAATGTTGATACTAATACAATAACTTCAAATATCACAAAGGTTAAAATTAGAAGAAATTTAAAGGCGTTAATTAACCAGTTCTCTCAATATGAATTATGCTTTGGAAATAGATTTCATATAAATGTTGAAGGAAAGAATATAAAAAGTAGTGGATTTTACATTGAAGGATATACTAATCCTGTATATTTTACTGACATTCCCAATAAAGATTCTAACGGAAATTTGGATGGAAGTGGTAAAGGTTTTATTTCAATAGTCCAAAAACAGGCAGATGGAAATTATCAAATCATTGGAAAATCTGGTGGTACAGTAGATTACAATAAAGGTGAAATTAATATATTTGGAGTTGTGATAACATCAACAGTTAAACCAAATAATGTTATAGAAGTGCAAGCAAATCCAGAGTCTAATGATGTCGTTGGATTAAAAGATCTATATGTTGAATTTGATCTTTCAAATAGTAAGATAAATATGGTTAAAGATGTCATATCTTCCGGTGAGGATATATCTGGCGTTACTTTTGTAAGAGATTATTACGTATCAAGTTATTCTAATGGAGTATTAGAGAGGCAATAAAATATGATAGCAACTGGATTTGATAGAAAGGTAAAAATTCAACAAGTAATTCAAAATCACCTTCCGGAATTTGTTACTGCAGATTTTCCAAAAGTAACTGAGTTTTTGAAGCAATATTATATTTCTCAAGAATATCAGGGTGGTCCAGTAGATATTACTGATAACTTAGATCAATATTTGAAACTAGATAACCTTACTCCAGAGGTTATTAATAATTCTAATAATAAGTTATCGTATGATATCAATTCAACTGTTGGCATCATAACAGTATCTTCTAGTACAAAAGGATATCCATCATCATATGGTCTATTAAAAATTGATGATGAGATTATTACATATACTGGGATAACAACAAACACTTTCACTGGTTGTATTCGCGGATTTTCAGGTATAACCGAATATAATAAACTTAGTAGTCTGGGTGAGTTGCAGTTTTCTACTTCTTCAGCAAAGTCTCACTCTAAAAATGCAACAATAGTTAATCTTAGTTCTTTATTTCTAAAGGAATTTTATAAAAAACTTAAATATACACTAACTCCAGGTTTAGAATCTTCTAATTTTTATTCTGATTTAAATGTTAATAATTTTATTAAAAATATTAGAAGTTTTTACCAGTCGAAAGGAACTGAGCAATCTATAAAAATATTATTTAAAGTTCTTTATGGTGAAGAAATTTCTGTTATAGATCTTGAGAAATATTTAATTAAACCGTCCTCTGCAAGATTTAATAGATTAGAAACAATTTCTGCAGAATTAGTTTCTGGAAAAAATCCAATTAATCTGATTGGTCAAACTATTAGAAAATCAACAGATCCTAACACTCAGGCATCAGTATCTGACGTTCAGATATTTACTGATAAATTAAAAACATACTATAATATTTCACTATTTGTTGGATATGGTGACCAATCATTAATCGAAGGTGATTTTACTATTCCAGGAAAAACAAAAGTATTGGAGAATACTCCAATAGGTTCATCAATAATAACCGTAGATTCTACAATTGGATTTCCAAAAAGTGGATCAGTAATCTGTGGTAATAATATTATCAAATATACAGATAAAACAATTAATCAGTTTTTAAATTGCTCAGGTGTTCGAGAATATATTCCATTAGGATCAAATATACGTTTTGATGAAGTAATTTATGGGTATGAAAATGGTAATTTAGATGAAAAAGTAGAACTAAGAATTACTGGATCCATTTCTAAATTAGAATATGATGTAAGTCCCATTTTAGCATCTAAACAAGATAAGATTACTGTAAAAAATATTGGAGAATATATTGAAAATCCAGAATCAAACAAAACATATAAGGAATTATTTGCAAATTCTTTCATATACAATACAAGCACATTATATGATATAAAAGATATTTCTGGGTCTATTTTTTATCTAAAAACAAATATTGATAAGTCAAGTTTAAAAATTGGCGATAATGTGGATATAGTTTTATCAAAGGATAAAACTATTGTTTTATCAGATGCAGTTGTTGCTTCCGTAAATCCAGCAAATAGACAAATAAGTTTAAATAACATTTCTGGATTTACTCCATCTCCAAATCAAAAATATAGTATTAGGAGAAAATTAAAAAAAGCATATAGTAATACCACAGATTTGGAATTTGGAAATAACAAATTAGTATCCGATGTTCAAAATTTATATACTGACTCTAATAACTTTGCATACTTAGCATCTAATTCTTTACCAAGCTATGAAATAAAAAGTAAAATAATATTTTCAGAAATATCTAAGGGATACAATATTGATCAAATAATCAATTTTTGC